ATGAGTAAAAGAGATAATAGAAAAGCCTTTATAGTAAGTGAGATCGCGGATAAACATGGGGTCTCTACAAGGTATGTTTACATGGTACTCGCTGGGGAAAGGGATAATGAGCCGATTTTGAGCGATTATTTAGCCGTCTATCAGTCAACTAACCTACTCCTTGCAGCCGTGAAAAACGCAGTTCCTTTCAACTAACATAAAACCAAAACTATGCACATTCAAACAATTCCTTCAATCGTCCTGGGTAGCATTTTCGTCCTGGTATTCATTTTCAAAATCCTTCCCCTGATCGTTATTCCTGGTATCCGTTCTCTGTTAAATCGTAAAAACTAACTATCAGCCTTGAAACTCATTGATAATATATTATACCTGGAATTTTCCGAATTAGTTATCTGTGGAGTGTCTGAAAACACATTATGGAAAGCTAAAGAAAGGAATAGTAGCAGTTGGCATATGATCAATGATCCTGCTGATAAGCGGCGGGTGCTCATCGGTTACGAAAAGCTCAAAGACGCTTATAAGGAGCTTGTCAAGGCCCGTTTCGGTAACCCTCATGAGTATATCGCTAAGGAGCCAATTCGCAAGATGGTTACTCGTGACCAGGAGGCGGAACGCTTCTTCCTTGCGCACCGGTACGGCGATAATAAGAGCCTTCCGGTTGAGCATGTAAAGAAATATACGACTGCTGCAAGCTGGCTTAACATGCTGGTAAAGGCTAACTCCGATAAAAAGGAGATCAAAAAGCAACTGAACCTGTCTATTGATCAGTTCTATATACACGTTATGGAGATGTTCAAGACAGACGGTGTTGACCTGCCTACCAACTATGCTAAACTGCTGGCAAAGCGACGCGATTACGAGGCAACCGGTTACGGTAGCTTAGTCGATTGGCGGTTCGGTAACAAGAATGCTGCAAAGATCGATGATGAGGTTACAGAGAGCCTGCTACTTGAACTCCTGAGTAATCCTAATCAGTATGATGATGTGTACATCGGCATGAAGTACAACGAATGGGCTATAGCTAATCAACATGAGACAATTACCTCTGCAACAGTGGGTATCTGGCGGCGGAAACTGGAATATCTGATCATTGCAGCCCGTCAAGGTCGTGCGGCTTATTACGATAAGTATAGTGTTCAGGTAAAGGGGTTCCGTCCGACAGCACCCCTCTTAATGGTGGAAAGCGATGATAATTTCCTGGATCTCCTGTTCCTTGATATAGAGGATAAGACGCAACACAAGTACTATCACAAGTACAAAGCCATCGTAGTCACTGATAGCTATAATGATTACGTCCTGGGTTATGCTTATGCGGAGAACATCACAACTGAACTGGTAAGGGCCGCATATCTGAACGCAATGTATCACATTAGGGAGCTTACCGGTAACTGGTACGTACCGCATGAGGTCAAAACCGACCGGTGGGCCTTATCAGAACTGCAACCATTCTATAGCGCGTTTGCGAACTACTACCCTACACCGGTGGGTAGCAAAAAGCGCGGCTACCTGGAACAATTCTTTAGCTCTGCAATATGGGAAAACGCCCTTAAAGCAGGCGCAAATAACTACACAGGTAATAACCTCACCGCAAAGAATCGCGGGGTGAATATTGAAGAATTGGAACTAAGTAAGAAGAATCGTCCGACCCTGGACGAGGGCCGCGTACAGGTTGAAAACTTCTTTCACCGTCTCCGCTTAGAGACTGGTAAAAACGGTAAATCAAAGCAGGATGAATGGTTGGAAGCCTTTGCGGCAACAGCTGAAAGCCGTAAAAAGACCATTACCGACGAACAATTCTTGCTCTATTTTGGCGTGCAACACCGCCCCCGCAATGGTAAGCAAATCAAGATCACTAACGGCGGGGTTGAGCCTCAAATTCAGGGTGTTCAGTACGGATTCACCGTTCCTCCTGCACTGTACTTAACGAATGTCGGGAAGCCTGTATCTATTATATATGACCCTTACGATATGTCCAGGGTATTAGTGACTGACTTTGCCAGCCTGCGGTTCACAGCTACTGCACAACGGTTACAGCCTCGCGCAATGGCTGACTACCAGCCGGGTGACCGCCGCCTGCTGAATGCTATCCTGGCTGAGAAGATGGATGATAACGAAAAGGTTGCAGCAGCTGCGGAAAAGCGTAAAGCAATTCTCCGTAAGAATAATGTAGATCCTGAAAACATGCTACAGGGCGGTGCAATGGTAAAAGAACTCAAACAGGCAGCGGAGTTGGCTTACCATCCTACGATAGTAGACAGAGATAGTTATAATCCTTTAGATCAAATGTAATATGACAAAAGCCTACATGATTAATACTCAAGGTAGCCTTGTATTGGCTATTCCTACAGATAACAACGCGCCGTTACTGTTTCTGGAAGCACTTGCAGGATATCAGGCGCAACACGGTCATTTGATAGTATCTGTCACACATCCTAAAGAGGATGAAACACCTATGTTTTACGTGAAGTTAGGATATGTTCATTCTACTCCTATAGGAACTCACAGTATTAAATATAGGGCTGAAATGTATTGCGGTAAACAACATGGGTTTCAGGAGATACAGATTTCAGAGGATGTGTATACCCGGTTCACCTGCTATATTAACGATAATCTATAAAAAAGCCCCGACCGCGACAACGGTTCAGGGCTATTCAATAACAACTAACATATTAAAGGTATGACAACCGCTCAAAAACAACAAATCCAGCAGCACCTATTGAACTACGTTACAAAGTTCGATAGTCAGGCGAAGGCCGTGGCAACCCTAAAGGGTGTGTCTGAGGCTACCGTTATCAGTATAAAAAACGGTAAATGGGAATCTATCAGCGCGGACATGTGGCGCAATGTGGGTAAGCAGGTGGGTTGGGATAGCCGTCAAAGCAAGCTGGTTGAAACGATGGCTTTCAGTACGCTTGTCTTGTACTTTGATCTGGCAAAGGAGCATGGAGCTACGTTTGCGATTACTGGGGGGGCTGGTTACGGTAAGTCTTTCGGCGGAAAGTGGTATCGTGATAATATGCAGGGTAAGAATGTGTACTACCTGGAATGTGCCTCTTATTGGAATAAAAAGTATTTCCTTATTGAGTTGCTGACTGCGATGGGTATATCTGCAATGGGCATGAACGTCTACGAAATGATGAAAACGATCGTTTCGGCCCTGCGTAAGCAGGACAAACCTCTGATCATTCTCGACGAGATAGATAAGCTCCCTGATCCGGTACTGCTGTTCTTCATCACCTTCTATAACGAGTTAAACGGGCTTTGTGGCATAGTGTGGACTTCAACAGACGCTATTAAGAAGCGCATCAACAACGGCCTTCGCCGTCAATTACCCGGCTACAGTGAGATATACCGCCGCATTGGTCGCAAGTTCATCGATCTGGTTAAAACCGATCTGGAAGAGGTACGCGCTATCTGTGAGGCAAACAACATCACCGATGCGGAAGAGGTACACAGACTATTTAATGAGTATGAAGGGGATATTTCCCGTATAGATCGTGCCTACCTCAGACAGTTGGCTAAGGAGATGTACAAGAAACGTGCTTAATAACCGCTTAAACGCGCTTAAAATGGAACAATCGCAGATCAGTAGTACAAACACTTACAAGGACAAAGCAAATGCCTTAAAGGGGCGTATTTGCGATCTTTTAAAGTGGTCTGAGTTGGAGTATGCTGAATTTCAGTATAACACCGGTATAGAGTTCCTACAATATTATATACCGGACGATCCTTACGGGGCGGATCAGTTGATCTGTTCCAGAATATATTGGGCGTGGTGGAGAAATCAATGGTATCTCCGTGAAATGGCTTTGCCTTTTGAGTTTTTATCCCGGCCTCAATGGCCGCTGTCTGTTATAAGGAGCAAATACATTGATATGCACAACGCACAATCTTTAGTATCGTCCTTATATATAGGTCGCGTAATCCTGGAACAGAGCTACGCTGAAATGATAGGGCGTGTAATTGATGATGCTTTAAAACCTGTTGTATGATAGAGCAATTACCGGGAGCTACGAGAGTAGCGGTTGAAGTTATGTGTCGTCGAATTGAAAGAAAGTTCTATCAGTTCAATAGAACGCGCGTATCAATAATAATTCTCCCTGCATCTGAAACAAAGGCAATGCCGGAAAGCGAAGTTGAAAATTTGATATTGGCGCATATCTATGAAGCATTTAAAGTTAACTGGCCTCAGATTGCAAGCCCCTGTCGGAAGCGGTTCATTGTATCAGCAAGGCATTTATACTTTTTGTTAATGAGGAAATATACCGCTTGGAGTACGTTGCGAATTGGCGGTAAAGTGGGAGTAGATCATACTACTGTCGTCAATGGGGTTAAGCGTATGAAGGATCTTTTAGATGTGAATGATTCTATAATAACACCTGTCGTTGAATCTTTCATCGAAGCATTACCAGCACACATAAAAGCAATAAGATGAAATATCCTGTTATTAAGCTAGTAGTAAAAGGGCATGAAATGCCAGCATTGATACAAATGATGTCCTTAGTAATACAGCCTGCTGGTACATCAGGGGTAGACAGTAAACTGTTAATCTGTCTTATGCAGCACCTTTACTACCGACTTAGCCAAAAGGCTATTATGTACCAGCACGTATACCATATTTCTGTACCGATCCCCGAAGCGATGGCGTTTCAGGAGTATTGGACGGGTGTTCCGATGGGGGACATTATCACCAGTGCATTAGTGAACAGGCTGATTGGTGTGATAGATCAGGCAACCCAAACCGTAAACCTTTAAATTTTATATAATGGAGATTAAACAGCAATCTGCAAAAAGTACAACCTGGATAGACCGTACCGGTATACCGGTTCCGTACAACCGCGTTACTGCTCAGGAAAAGCAGAAAGAAAAGTTTTCTTTTACTCTTGCCACGGAAGCTCTGAAACTGAATAACTCGTTATGTGCCTTCCGGGAAAAGATTGATCAGATGTGTATGGAAGTCTTTGAGATGACCTTAACGGAAAAGCAGATAGAACGCGGCACAAAGGGCAATCACACATGGTACAACTTCGATGGATCGATCAAAATAGAAGTATCGATCGGGGATCGTATTGAGTTTGATACAATCCTTATCGAACAGTGTAAGAACCTGCTGTTAGAGGTCGTACGGGATGGTGTTAGTAAGTCGCACGCATATCTTGAAGGCATCATCCTAGGGGCATTTCAGACCACTACCGGTAAACTCGATACAAAACGTGTAATGAGCTTAAAAACGCATGCAAAGCGTATTCCAGATGAACGCTATCACAAAGCAATGGAGCTGCTTGACGAAAGCATTTGTAGAACGTTCCTTAAGAAATATTTCCGGGTATACCTGCGTAATGAGCACCAGGAGTATGAAGCTATTGCGCTGGATTTCAGCTCTTTTTAAGTTGTTTTTTTGGAGTTTATGTTAGTAAAAAATTCCGGTGCTTTCTAGCACTGGATAATCTAAAGAACACTGGCCGTAGAGGCATATTATTATATACCGCCCACAGGGCATACATGAAAAGAGGTCTGGTTGATGGAATGACGACAGACAGAAGTAAAACAAAACGGCCCTTCGGGCAACCAGGAAGGGCCGTTTACAAACTCAGTTCTTCACCACTATAAATACAGAACATATGATTTTAGACGCTCTCGCGGTACTCAACTACCGCGACCCGCAAACTATTGCCCTTTCGTTCCTGTCCGGGGCTGCTATCCTACGGATAATGTGGATGGGATATACTGAAATCTACAGGGATATGCAACCAGAAAGAACCCGGAAAAAACGGGTTAAAGGGGGTAGAAGATACCCTAAGCAGCGATATAAACCGGGGGGTTTTGCCCCTTTTGATCACTTAAAAACCACTTAAAATGTCAAAGAAAGATAGTTTTCATCCCGTACATAACGTGCATGATGGCCTTTTTAACACCACCAGTGGAACGAAAATCAGTATACAATACCCTACTGCGGAGATGATCCTAATAGAAGATATTGCCGCCGCGCTTTCTAAAATATGCAGGTTTGGCGGGCATGTTAGAAAATTCTACAGTGTAGCGCAGCATTCCTGCTTAGTGGCTTCTCTCCTGGCTACCGCTATAATGCTGGAAGGTCTTTTACATGATGGTAGCGAAGCATATTTAGGAGATGTGATAAAGCCTCTTAAAGTTATGTTGGGAGCGGTTTACGGGAATCTTGAAGGTGGTTTTGAACAGGCTATTCGTACACGTTTTGGACTTAGGTATGGGCCTCATATTCACGATGCCATAAAACGGGCTGATATGTTAGCACTTGAATTAGAGCATGAAGCATTTCAGAAAGGGAATTTCAAACCATTGAAGCGACTTTCCAGTAAGGTCGACCTATCTGATGATTTTACCCGTTGCTGGCCTCCTGATGAAGCATATAATCATTTTATGGTAATGTTCAATATCATCATCGCGCATAGAAATAATAGATAAAACATGGCCAGAATTCTAGGACTCAAACAACTTCACCAGAAACGGTATAAGCTATTAGAGGGAATCCCTGATAACATAAAAGCGGCTTTTGGAGAGCTTACAGCGGCCTTTATCGCAATCATTTGGGGGAAGTCGGGGAATGGAAAAAGTAACTTTCTAATAGAGTTATTATTAGCCCTGATGGAATACGGTAAAGTGTTACATATAAGCCTGGAAGAAGGGCACGAAAAATCTTTTCAAAACCTAATATTCCGCCACCTGGACGTTGATAAGCATACCGGGAAAATTGAATTCGCTGATTATGAAATGACGTTTGAGGCACTGATGGTTAAATTAAAGAAGAAGAAAAGCCCTCAATTTATCGTCATTGATAGTCTCCAATATTGGAAGATAACATTCGATCAGTACAAGATACTTAAAGAGACTTTTCCGAAAAAGACCTTCATTTTTATTTCTCACGCATTGGGTAAAATGCCAAAAGGCGGCACGGCGCAGGATATACAATATGACGCAGGTATTAAAGTGCGAGTGGAGGGGTATATCGCTTTCGTTACCAGCCGCTACGGTGGAGTACAAAACTTTGTTATATGGGAGGATGGTGCAAAAAAGTATTGGGCAAAAAAGTACAAAACAATGTTAACAAAAAAACTCTAACAAATATGGCCGGTTCATTTATGGAGCACGCGTTGTGCCTTGCTGTTATAATTGCCTGTTGTTGGGCAATACGGATGATAGATAAAAATCAACGTTAATCAATTAAAACATATTACAATGAGTAGAATAAATGTCTGTCCTGCATGTAATGCAAATCGGAATGGAGTAAAATCCCGTATAGCTTTCGAACATACCTGTGGGAAAAACAATCCCTCTCCACTTAATAACGATGAAATCGCGCTGTATCAAAAGGAGATAGAAGCGGTTCAATCAGAGTGGCTACCAGCCTCTGTTAATCCCAATGACCCCACGCCTGTACAACTTGATGAATTCAGAAAGGCATGGGAGGAACACCCATTAGGTAGGGTTATATATCCTGATGCCGCTCCTGTTTTTACAGAACTCCCCTATAGAGTATTTAGCGACCCACAAAGAATATACTATAGGCTTAACCGTGCAAAAGAGCTGCTTACCCATGCCATTAAAGAGTATACGTCGTGGTTCCAAACGAAGGCAGCAATTATTGAGTTCTTAAACGACGAAAGAAAGGAATCAGAATGAAAGCGGAGTACTGGATTTCAGTGTTAGAATCGGTATCCTGGCTATTAGAAAAGTACTCATGGATGGATGAAATGATTTTAGGATTACAGCCAGGGGATCAGATAATAATGGTTAGAACGGGGGACAATTACACAGTAACAGGCTGGGAGCAAATAAAGGTTACCTGTGAATTTGTCCGGTTTGATTTTCCATTCATTATAACATCAGTAGGTAGCTTTCATTATTCACGGTTATTAGAAAAAACCGCTAAACAACTAAAACTCTTTTAAATTATGAGAACAGCAATTGAATTAATTACCGCTGAAAGGGAAGAACAGATTGAAAAACATGGCTATACTGTGTCAAAAGATAAGGCCGCATATTCTGGTGAGGAGTTATTGCAAGGAGCATTGCACGCTATAAATCCTGTCTTGTTTTCATTGCCAATTGATTGGGGGAATTGGTTTACTGAAAAAGTAATATCTAAAACTGAGATAGAGCGTTTTACAATCGCTGCTGCATTAATTGCAGCGCACATTGACAAACTAATCGCTATGAAAAAAGATAAACCTCTTACGGAAGAAGAGCTAACGGAAATAGCAGCTACGTCGGATTGTTCCTTTACAGACATAAAAAGACTATACGACTTCGTGCCTGATAATTTAAAGGTAAAGGAGGCATTTCTTAGTATTCTAACAAGCCTCTCAGTAACAGGTATCAGTATCGACTGGTTTATTAGGCATTCCGCCCATTAACTATAAATTCAAATTATTATGGAACGAAATACAGTAACAACCCTGGGAGCATTGAGAAACGGTGATCGTTTCCATTTTCCAAAGCGCGTTGATATTTGGGAAGTCACGGGAAGTACCCGAAATCATACCAGTATCAACTTACCGGGTCTGAATGGGGTATTCACTAACAAGTATGATGACCTAAAGAAATCTTCGACATCTGTAGTATTCATGAGGCATACCCAACCACTACAAGGTGAACAATGTTTGTATAAGGACTTAAAGCCGGGTGACATATTTCATATGACTAATAATATCATAGATGAGTTCCGACGTGGTGCTGATGAAAGGATCGGACATTTCCCTGCTGGTGATAGCGATATCATAATAAATGCTAATGATACCGTTGTATTTGTCAGGAAAGGTATTTTTCTAACCATATAATAACAATAAATATGGAATGCAATCAATGCGGATTAAAGGACGGAGAGATCGCTGAGCTCAAGCAGGCATGGCATGATCAGGCACAAAACCTAATAGCAGTAGAACAGCGATTGAATGAAGCTAAAGTGCTATTGAACCGCGTACTTAACGATGAATTAATCGGTGAGGATGATGCCAGCGGTTTCGGTGATGAAATTGTTACATTTTTAAACACTTAAAGTATGAGACGCTTTTATATTTCATCTGAAAAGTTTACCGGTTCCGGGGAGATTGTATATAATGAAGAGGGGTGCTTGGTATTCTTTGATTTTCGCGGCACGAGTGTTTCACCTGCTGGAATGGTGCAGTTGGTAAAAACGGTTATCCCTGTAAATATCAATTCCCTGGAATTACAGTTCCAGGCATTCCCTGTATTAGTATGTATTGAGGCTGAATTCAGTGTTACTCTTGAGGACTTTAAGCGGGAATACCCGTATGCCCGCAATATGCACATACTGCCTGAAATATGGGATAGGATGAGTAAGACGAATCAGGTGTTAGCCTGGAAGGCAGCACAGGATTACAGGAAGTATTGTGAGCGCAATTCAGGCTGGTACAAACCTAAAATTGCCGCTTCCTGGTTAAAAGCAAAAGAATATCTCAATGATTGGAAAAAATTATAAACATGCCTCACAAATCATATCTCGCAAAAATTCATATCCTGTTCAAAGAAACAAGCCTAAAGGCTCATAAATCGGAAATAGTAAGCAGCTTTTCTGCGGGTCGTACTGATAGTTGCGCATACCTAAAGGATAGTGAAGCCCTTGAACTGATTACTTACCTGGATTCTAAAAAGAACGAAGCGGACACTAATTTTAAAGCGGCCGCAAAGATGAAAAATAAGATCATCGCAATGGCGCATGAATTAGGCTGGAAACAACCAGACGGTAAAATCGATATGTCAGTACTGAATAACTGGTGTTCAAGATACTCATATCTTAAAAAAGAGCTTGACGCATATACTTACAAGGAACTACCGAAACTGTTAACGCAATTTGAAAAGGGGCCATATCTGTCATACATAAAAAAAGTATAATCTGAAAAGCATCAAATTAAAAGCCCGGATATTATATCCGGGCTTTTTTGTTTATATCTTTTTTTTGCATAACTGTAAGCTAGTAGTAATATTGCGCTAATATGATGCGCGGCCACCGTTCGATATTTATCTCCCTTTTCGAAAACGACGTTCAGACAATTCCTTCACCAGCTGAAAGGAAAGGACGTTCGGAAGCCCTCATCCTTAAAAGAAACGAATTACTGATCTGTCGTTACTACTACCTTGTGAAAATTTCTGCACTTCAATATCAATCTGCACTTACAAGGCTGGAAAATGAATTCTTCTTATCAGAACGTACTATCATTGATATCTTAGCAAAGAACCGTGATATTACTAGGCACTTCCTTACTACTAAACCGTCACTCAAATACCTGCGTGATAGATACCCGTCAATGACCTGGAACTAAATCAGGTTAATAATACCAGGGCGTGGCACGGTAGTTCTTACAGGGGCTGCGGAAGTATCCGTATAGCTGATATAGTACTTACTTAATCTAACTCTGATATCATCATCTCTTTTCTCTGTTACATTCACCCTTCGCGACAATCTGCTAAAACCTACTGGTGCCCAACTATGTAATGCGACATACACCTTATTTTCCAATTCGTAATACCGTAGAGCGTTTGCCCGAACATTGGTAGGAGCAATGTTATTACTGTTCGAATACTGCACTAAACCTAATCGGAACTGTATTAACCCTTCCCCGATTTGATGATTACTCCCTGCAACATCTGAATATTTAAATTCGTCGATATCAATCAGCATGCAGGGAAAGGCTACAGCGGGCCGTTTGTCGTAATTTTCCAACTGTCCGAGATCCTGGTCAATATAGCGGATTTCTGGAACCTCGATTTCTATGCGCTGGATGAGACTTTCGAATAAATTTGCGTTTGGTGATAATAACATAACATGTAAGTTTTAACGAACTCCTTTCATTAATTCAGCCTGTAATTTGTTTGACAGCTGCTTTGCTAAGTAGGGACTATCTCCCATAAATTGGCGTTTGGAAATGTTCATGTTAACACGTCGCGTATGGGCCTTAACCGTAGTTTTTCCACCTGCAATCTTACCAAACTTAATGTTTGAGCGTGTTTTAAGCGTTTTCTTACTTACGATTCCTGTTTTATTCACACGTCTATCGAAAGCGTGTACTTTCTGAATTAGACCTAGCCTCATGCCCTCATTATGTGCCCTTGCGTAGGGTACATCCGTACCGATTACCGCTTCCATATTACCGCTTCTAATGACGCGCAAACTGCGTTTAAGACGTGCCCGAAGAACTAGTAAACTACGGTTGTTGTTTTTGACGGGGCCCCATTTTGTAGGGTTCTTCCTTTTTACCCAGGGCTCCACCGAATTACTTATCCAGTTTTGATTTCGAAATCTGTCTAAAAAAAAGTTAAGCGCATCATTCGCCAACATACCAGGAGCATACATTAAGACCCTTTCAAAATGTGCCGCTTTTTCGTCTAATTCAAATCCATTACTCATTTTCAATCAGATTTAAACCGTCCTTCCTTACACTGTCTGGTAGCCCAATATAATAAGGATGTTTCGGAGGGAAAATAACGCCTTGTGCCGCGCAATTTGTCTTAAACATTTCAGGGGTGTCGGGATAAACAATGTCCTGGTCAGGAGTAATACCCCGCGAAGCTGCATACTGTCTAACTAATGATCTACATCGCCAATGTAAAGGTGGATAATTATATAGCCAAAATTGATCACCAACCGGTTTCCTGACACCATTCAGTGACCGACAGTTATATGTAGTTCTACCGTCCAAAATGGCGTCGAATTCAAGGATTGGCAGTACATCCTTATTAGCCTGGATATTTACCCAATTTGAGGCCATTTGTGCGCTTCCTATTGCATGCTCGCGCTCCACATCCAGGTAACGCCCGATATGCGTATCATTGATTTCAAAAGCCGCCTGCCTGAATTCTCTCTTACTTCGCAACTGGCCATCTTCCCCGACTAATGCTTCTGTGAGTGCTTTGAGCTGCTGGTAATTCTTTGCTGCTGAAAACTGGTATACATCACGCTGCAAAGAAAGTAGCATTTCATAATCCGGGGTATCATAAGCGATGGAAGATAAGGTATTACCGAAGCCCTCCTGAACAGCCTTATAGATGGTATCCGCGTACGCTTTTGTGATGACTGGATCTATACTTTCAGGCATCCCCTTTTCAATCCAGATGCTTTCCACCATTCGCGCCAGGTCGTCCGCAAATTTCTCTATGAAAGGCTCGTCTGTCGGTGCGGCTAACTTGAAACTATGATCATCACAGCAGCCGCCATAAAGCGGGTCTAATTCCGCGCATAACTGCATATGACTAATTCCTGGAAGCCCCCTAATAGCTGAAATCAGCTGTTGGGGGCTAGGTCGAAAAAATCTGCCAGCCTTAAGCGCATTTGATGCCATGCGGACAGCTTTATCTTAGGATTCTTTTTATCTGCCTTTTTAGGCTGTTTCCCAGGGCTTGGGGCCGTGGGCGGTGGTGTTGGGTCAGGCGTTGTTGAGGCTTCGATTTTAGCCTTCAATTCATCATAGTTATCGGGCTTCGGAATATTAAATTCCTCATACAGATAATCATCGCTCATTGGCAGTTTTACTACCGTCTTTAGTTTAACTACGATATCTACCTTATCTTTTTTTGGAACCTGTTCAGTTACTTCCTCATGTACAAACTTGCCACCCAGGACAGGGTATCCTAAATTTGCAAGAATAGGCAATACTGTTTCATTCAGATCGGCTAACTCTTCTTCTCTGTCATCAAGATTCAACGCTTCCTCAACACCTGCATGTGTCTGAGATTGTGCATACCCGCTGCTTTTACTACTAGTAGTAGTTTCCGTTTGGCCTAGTATGAGGATGCAAAGTTCCTCATTACAGGCCCTTCTAAGCGAATCGTATAATTCGCTGCTATTAGCCGTGTTAGTGCTTTCGTGTAGTTTGAATTCTACGTCTTTGGGTAAGATTGCATACGAGGCACTACCAGCAGCATCAAGGGCTTGTTCAAGTTGCGCACGAACCGCGGCGTTATAACCGTCATACCGGGCCTCGCGGAAAGGCATTCCAAAAATTTCGGCATATTGTGACCAGTCACCAAAGGCACCGCGTTTATAAATTACGTATTGCGCGGCACTCATTAACAAACCTAAATCATCTGATTCCCCAAATTCACAGGTATACTTATCGAACGGAGAGGTTCTGTAATCAATCCCATCCTGCCCGTATTGTTCCCATACAATTTTACCAATTTTAGGTTTAATATGCTTTCGTGGCACAGAAAAAACCTTTAGCTCTCCGGTTGCTTTTCTGGACAGCTCAACAACTGTTATCCCCCACATAATCTGCTTTAACCGCTCCTTTCTTAAGTCCCTGAAAGCCTTTTTACTGATCAGAGCTTTCATTACCTCATCCTCTTTACCGGACTTGTCTAAGAAAAGAAGTCTGGTTTTAGTGACACCTAATATGCGTTTAGCAATCAGTCTCTTTAATGTACCATCTAATAAGAGGGATTCGTATAAATCATATAATGGAACACGAATAGGATTCAGGGCCTCTGCGTTTTTAATCGCATTTGTCCAGGTGGTAATATCCTGTGTGCTGCGAACCACAGGACGTATTATAAGATTCTGAATAATTAAACCCTCTTCCGCGCTACCCGGTGTTTTAGTTACTTTTGTTTCAGACATTGCAGATTGTTTTAGTAATGACTACCTCTTCTTTGATTACCACCCCATTTAATAAAATTGTTATCACCTACAGGCGGTGCAGGTAAAGGGAGACTAGGATTCGTTTTACCCGACTGTACTTTTTCTAACCATTTAATGGCTTTGTCATAACGATCTGAGCGTAATTCCATTTCTATTGCAACGTTAGCAAGGTTGATGAAATGCCAGATAGCTATATCTTTTATGTACAGCAATAAAACGGGATTTCGATTATCACCGGTTGCTGAAAAAATCGCATCAACATCATAAGCAGTTAAGTAGCCTCTCGCCTCTTCTATAGCAGCGTTTATAGCGTCTTCCGGGATAGTATCATCATCCCTGCTTATTTCGTCCATCACTTCTTTGTAAGCGTGTGTTGATAATTCACTGAGTTCTAAAAACATAATCAATATCTTTTAGTGTTTTTTAGTCGCTTTCCTAATTTCATCTGTTCAGGGATCCATTCGGAAAACTTCTTTTTAATTATCGCGACGGCACCTTCAAATCCATCGGGGCCGTCCATCGTCTTACTGTTAGGGCTAACGCTTTTAAATTGCGCCTCTAATGTTTTCATACCCGGATCTTCCTTTTCATCTTCATTTAGAATAAGATGCCCGTCCCGATTAAGAGGTTCGAGGGTTCCTTCTATGCGGAAAAACTTATCTGGTTTAACTCTGTCATCTCCGCTAACGGAAATGATACCGCCATGTTCTTTTGCCTTCTCGACAATCAGCGGCTTTAGCACTTGTTCATAGAATGGATTTTGCAAACTATTATTCTCTATGCTAGTGTAGGCTTGCGTTTGAGTTCCTACATATTTGTTAGCTGAATATAACCAGTCAATGAAGCGACTATTATTTACAACGTTTACATATGCTTTGTATCCATAGAACGTTACAGCGTCCTTTGAACCGACGATTATAACGGCTTTACAACTCTGTTGTAGCTTTGCTTTTTGGGTAGGTTTGTCTTTATTGGAGGTTGCAGGATCAGCATATATAACGACGAAAGGAAGCGTTGATAACGGCGGACATTTCCCATACCGCATAGATTCGAATACTTGCCCCATTCGGATAGGATTGTTGAAGTATTCTTTCTGTCCGGCATCCCAACTCATTTTACTAAGGATATAGTCAATATCCTCTTCTGAGTTCTTTTCAAGCCACACGGATACTCCTTCCTCATCACGAATATTAATCGTTTCGCAATGGTCTGATATCTTACCCGCCCGAACTACACAGCAATCCTCTGCAATAATATTTCCTAACCAAAGGATTAAATAAGGTTCTGAGATATCAACAGTAGGTAATAATGCTGTTTCAAACCAATCCCATTTTTGCTTAATAATATCCGCGTTTCTACATTCCTGATCCGTGTCAAAATCATCCACAACAATACAATCCGGTCTGATTTCTTCGTTGCTTTTGCCCCTGGGTGATTGCCCCGCACCTAATGCCAGAAAACGAACACCATTCCGGGTAGTAAAATCTCCTTCTGTCCAACTACCTTCTAGTTTTTGTTTTCCGTAATCGTTAATTAAGCGGTCGTTACTATCTAACTGACATTGATACTTCGTAAGAAACAATAAGGCTGCATCATACGTTGAGCTGGTATATACTATAAACTTTAATTTTCCTGTTAAAACAAGGAATAGGATATCAAAAAGGGCCGTTGTGGTCTTAGACAACCCTCTAGCCCAATGACGTGTTTCGTACCAGTGTTTGAACCGTAAAAAGGCATCTATGAGCCTGTTTGAAGCAGTGGTGTGAAATTCAGGGGAAGGATACTTAAAGTATTTTGGGAAATAAAATTTTTTCCACTCCTTCGGGTGCGCTTCTAAATAAGCAACCCTCTTTTTCTTTTCTTCAAGAGATTCATTCAGATCAACCGGTGTGCTTTTTCGTACGCCTTGTCTATATCGTTCCCAATCAATTTGCGCATGCTTATCGTTTGCCATAAGTTAAGTTGTTGACATTAGGAATTCATGCCACAGGTCTACGATCTGTATAGCCTTTTCCTGACCATGAACGGTCTGAATGAAATTGACAAAGAGTTTACCCGCATCAGCTTTGTGAGCGAAGGAAAGCTCTGTTTGCAGCTTCCTTGCGGCATCTGCAAGTTTAGATAATGTATCACCTTCCTTACTATCTGGCACGTTAAAAGGGGGCTTTCTCTTCTCTATCAAGGTTAATTGTGTACTGATCATATTGCGCAACCGCCGCCGTTGTTGCTCAAACCCCATACGCGCCTCGTTCTTATCGTCAATCCAATTTCCCGCTGTTTTCCATTTGCTGATACTTTGTTCACTGATACCAGTGACCTCCGCAATGACTTTTTGCTCGAACCCATTCTCCACAAACAACGTATACGCTAGTTTCCTTTTGCGGTCTACTTCCGCTTTTGTCGGTTTTGTAGTGGCTTTATTCATGACACGAATTTCATTTTATAGGCGTAGGATTTCAAGTCAAAAAACAATGACACGGCAATTAATGTACAGGGGCACAGCATATACTAATGTGTGACGAAACCCTCGTTTGGTAAGGGTTTACGGGAAATGCAAATTTGAAGTCTCAAACACAAAAAAAGCGAATGGGAAAGTTAGATCTGGATTTCGTAATACTTGATGAAAGCGTCGTTGATTATGGTTGCAGATGCCTAATGACAGGTGCTGAGTTGGATGAGTTTAAAGCGAATCCAGTTATGTTGTATCAGCACTTACGTGCAGGAGATCTTACCAGTGCAACGGATGAACACCCAATGTTACCTATTGGAAAATGGTATGATATCAGGACTAATGGCGGTAAGCTATTAGCTAAACCTGACTTTGACGACGATGACACCTTTGCAAAAAAGGTAGAGGGTAAGGTAAAGAAGGGGTACATAAACGCCTGTTCCGCCTGGGTAGATCCAGTATCCTGTAGTGAAGATGAAACGCTTATGATACCTGGACAAATCGGCCCAACGATTACACAATTTAAAATACGTGAAATCTCCATTGTTGACATACCCGGTTGCCGCAATTCACTCGCCATCCGAAATGCTGCGGGGAAATTACTCAAACTGAGTAGCGTGGATTCATCCGCCGCGCCGCAAGTCCTGGAACACTTACGCACGCTTTTACCAATTAAAAATAATTCTGAAATGGATACAAAAATTGTTGCCCTGAAATTGGGCCTGAAAGAAACTGCAACTGAAAGTGAGGTTGCTGAAAAACTTGCATCTGTTTTGACATTGGCGGGTACTGGCTCTAATCTGGTAACAGAGAACGACTCCCTTAAAAAGCAACTGTCTGACCTGAAACTAGCAGCTGATAAAAAGAAAGTTGAAGAGCTGGTAGATGGTGGGATCACTGCAAAAAAGCTGATTGCTGGTGAACGCGAATCGTACATCAAATTAGCAACGGCTGATTTCGAAACTACGAAATCTGTGATTGATGGGAAAACCCCTTATGCCAGTATTGAAAGCCAGTTGGATCAAAAGAATAACGACAATTCTGTGGAACTGCCTGAACTCTTGAAGTTATCCGGTCATGAGTTGTATTTATCCGGCAAACTTGAAAGGCTGAAAGACCTGTCAGCAGATCATTTCAAAGTAAAATACAAAGACGCATTCGGGATAGAGTACAAAGGGAAATAAGCCTACCTGTTCGGGTCTCACCATCTAAAATCAATCTTTTTCAATCACAAATAGGTTATCATGAAATCAGTACCAAAAATATTTTATTCTCTGCTGTTACTTGTAGCAATTTCCGCGGGCGTTTCAATGTCGTTTCAATGCGACTTTATTACAGTGTTAATTGTTGCTGGTTGCCTTTCCTTCGCTGTTTCGTTTCTTCCTATGCCAACCGGCGTACTCCAAGGGGTGATTTTGGAACAATGGGCGGCATACATTATTGAACGTTTTTGGAAGGATAATCAGTTCCTTAAAAGAGCTTACGACGATAGTCAATACGTTATGCTAGGTCGTATTGTTCATATTCCACAGCCAGGAGCCAAACCCGCCGTACAAAAGAATAGAAATGTATTTCCTGCTGTTTCTGTTCGTCGTACAGATGGAGATGTCAACTATTCCCTGGATGAATATTCTACCGATCCTACGCACATTCCAAACATTGACGCTATTCACCTTTCGTATTCTAAACAGGATAGTGTTATGGGGGATCATATGAGCGTTCTTAATGAAACAGTGGCGGATGATATGCTATTGAAGTGGGGCGCAAATGCTCCTGTTGTCAAGACTACCGGTGGCCTAACCGCCGCTACTGTTGCTCCTGTAACAGGACAGGTAGGTAACCGTCTTGGATTTCATCATAAGGATCTCGCAAAACTGATGATCAGGATGAACATGGACAACGTGCCGAAAGACAATCGTCAATGTCTGGTGGATGATAACATGTATGAGTTCTTTTACGACACGTTGTCCGAAAACTCACAACGCGATTTTTCTAAATATGTCGATGCCGCGAATGGAGTGGTTGGACGTATTCACGGATTTGATATCCTTACCCGTAGTGCTGTCCTGGCTTCCGATAATGCAGACGCTATTAAGGCCCTGGGTTCTGCCCTTGGTGCAACTGACAATTTAGGGTCATTGGCATGGCAGAAAAACAGTGCTGCTTTTGCGATCGGGGATACAAAAGTATATCAGAACGCAGATGATGCGCTGTATTACGGAGGTGTTACCAGTACATTGGTAATGGCTGGTGGTCGCGTACGTCGTACCGATGGCTTAGGTATTTACAACCTGGTACAGGGTACACCTGCTCCATAGTTTTCCGCCTGTTCTGAGGGCTTTCGTCCCTTTCATTACTCATTCACTCAATCAGCAAAATGAAAACGATTTTAATAGCTCTTTGCGCCACTATGGCCATCTCGATCAATAGTTATGCACAAGCTCCGAAAAGCGAACGGCTTTTGCTATCCAGTACACTCACTAACGCCGCGACAGTAAACCTTTCTTTCAACGGTATTGGTTCGGGTCTGAAAACTATCCAGGTAGCCGCATTAAAGGTAAGTGGTACGGTTGCAGGTAGTGCATATATACAGGCTACCGTTGATGGCGTTAACTGGCTCTCAGTGACCGATACACTTACATTAACGAATGTGACGACCAATACAAAGGTGTGGACGTTTACAGCTACAAATTACAATAGTTACCGCGCGGTATTTACCGGTTCAGGTTCAATGGCCGCTACTATAACCGCCGCGTTGTTGCGGCGTGCAGATGAGTACTTCCGTTATTAAGCGGCATTTAAGTAACGCTTAAACAGGGTTAAATGAATAATCCCCACAGTGACGGAGCCAGTTGGACAATGTGTTTTCTGACACTTGGAGCAGCTTGGTTTCAGGAGCTCACACAGTCTCGTATACTCTTCATCATCGCTGTAGTATCCGGTGGTACATCCATTTTGTACAACATGGTCAAGATACGGAACGAATGGAAGGGAAAAAGAAACCTCTAAAACGATAAATTATGTTTTGCGATAAACTGCGTAAAAAAATTAAAGCTCTGTTGCGGCAATTTGATAGCTATATCGAAGCAAATGTAGATACAGCATTGAAGGTGACAACATCACTTAAAGCCATTCTTTCCAGCCCTGTTGCGGAAATCTTAACAGCGATCATTCCATCAGATGTGGATGAATTTGTCCGCGCAAAGTTGGTATATGGCCTTGGTGTTGCCATCAACGGTCTTAACATCGTGAGCGAATGCAAGGGTGCTATTACCCTGGAAGATCGCTTAAAATGCTTTGTTGCGGAAATAAAGAAACGCAACCCTGAATTACAGGAAGCATTGTTAGCGAAACTGGCTAGTATACTGGCTCGTACACTGGATGATGAGAAGAAAGCACAACATGTGTATGATCTTTTTGTCCAGGCAAAATACTCAGCTGAGAAATAATGAACGCATCAACCACTATACCGGAAACCCTTGCCGCTGCTACCCTGCGGATTGCTCTCACTCAGGTGGGTGTACAGGAGCAACCAAAGGGTAGCAATTCCGGTGAAAAAGTTAACATGTACTTAGCGAGTGTAGGACTAAAGCCCGGTTATTCCTGGTGCATGGCTTTTGTGTATTGGTGCGCGTCGCAAGCCGCATTGCAATTGGATATTAAAAATCCATTGATAAAAACAGGCGGTGTGTTAAGGCAGTGGAACGAAAATACACTTCGCAAACTGGTTAATCGTTCCTCGTCCGTTTCTCCTGGTGATATATTCATTATGGATACTGGCAAGGGAACCGGTCACACCGGACTGGTAAAATCTATTTCGAGAGGGTTGATAGAGACGGTAGAAGGTAATACAAATGATGATGGTAGCAGAGAAGGCTATGAGGTCTGTATCAGGCATCGATCCATCACCACTATCAAAGGATTCATTCAACTACACTAAAAACTTATTTATGCATAAAGAAATGCTCATGGCCATTGCTGGCCAATATTTTCCAAACTATCCGAAATCTGCATTGCTTTTCATTACAACCGACGAACAGGTGTTTTTCGAAAAGAACAATGCTACAAATCATGGTCGTTTCCTGGGAACGGAAGATGAAATCGAAGAGGTAAAGCGGTCTGAATGGATTGCTTACGCTACGGTACAGGACTTTATTGATACGGACGAAAAAGCTGCTGCTGAAAAGGAAGCTGCTGAAAAAGCTGCTGAAAAAGAAGCTGCTGAAAAGGAAGCTGCTGAAAAGGAAGCTGCTGCTAAAAAAGCTGCTGCTAAAGAAGCTGCTGAAAAGGAAGCTGCTGAAAAAGCTGCTGCCGCTAAAAAAGCTGCTGCTAAAGAAGCTGCTGAAAAGGAAGCTGCTGAAAAAGCTGCTGCCGCTAAAAAAGCTGCTGCTAAAAAGTAGCCGCGTTAATCAATCTTTTTTACAAGTAAATAAAGCACAAGAAAATGGGACGTCCTGGCTTGACTATTAATCTTATGAACGGGGGGCTGAACTTAAAAGCTCCTTCTGTTTTCGGCACGTCTGCTGTAATCATATCATCACCTGTTGCACCTGTTGCGGGCTTCGGTGTTCCTTTTGTCGTGAACACGATCCTGCAAGCAACAGCGGCATTAGGACAGGTTGGTAATGAAGAGGCTTTACAGGCGATTACAGACTATTACTTTGCGGAAGCACCGGAAGGTACGAAGCTGTATGTAATGTGCCTTGCGCAAGCCACCTTATTGGCAACAGCGGCTACCGCTGTTAATGCAGACAAGGTGCTGAATGCAGGGAACGGTGATATACGGCTGTTGTCATTCATCAAATTTCCAGCGGAGGACTACGAGCCGGTTATTACAAACGGGTTCGATGTGGATGTGCATAATGCGGTAGTTGCCGCGCAAACGTTGTGCAATGCCTGGTTAGCAAAGGATAAACCATTCCGGGCGTTTGTAGACGGCTTTGGTTTTGTTGATACTAATACCGCAAAAGACTATGTAGCCGCCTCTGATCGCAATATTAGTATCGTTACAGCGAATATTGACGGCTTTACGCAATTTGCTACTATGTTGGTGATGGGGCGTGAGGCAGGTATTGAACCGCAACAGAATGCAGGCCGTATACTTGACGGTTCGCTTAACATATCTGAAACGGCGGTAGTGAAAATCGGGGCAATCAAGGTAGATGACATGTCCAGCGTTGACCTGGATACACTCTTCAATAAGAGGTATATCACGATTGAAAAGAATGAGGTTGACAGCGGCTATGTAATCACATATGATTCTACGCTGACAGCTCCTACCGACGATTATAACAATCTTCGTTACGGACGCATCTCCGACAACATCACCAGGATCATTAAAGCTACGTATTATACGCAGGTGAAAAATGACGTGAATGTTGATTCAGGTGGTCGTCTATCGGTAATTGTAGAGAAGGCGTTGTCTGATTCTATTGTGCAGAATATCGATAATGAAATCAGGTCGCAACTAAGCCTCAACCCTAATGGCAGTGCAGCAGTTATAGCCTTAGTAAATCCCGCTGCTGATAAGTATGCGGCGTTGTATGCAGCGAATGGTATTAGCAACCCTAATTTCAATATCCTGCAAACAGGAGGCGTATACATTTTTGTGCAATACCGTCCTAAGGGATCTCTTGATTATATCAGTGTATATCAGGGATTCACCACCGCTTAATTTTTTAACCTTTTTAATTTACAACAATGGGTTTTGATTCACGCGAGTATGAATATGCAGACGTTCACGTTTCGATATTGGGCGTTGAGCTTACCGGTCTGCGGGGATTGGTTTATAAGAAAAAGCAGGAGAAAGAGGTGTTGTTTGGCCAGGGTGCAGATGGGAAAGGTATACAGCGCGGAAATAAGAATTATGACGGGACGCTGATGCTATTAAAAAGTGATTATGATATACTCGATGCGGCCGCTGTTGCTGCGGGGTTTGAAGATCTTATAGATGTTCCAGGCAAGTTTATAACAATAACATGTGTCTACCTCAAGCCTGAGGCACTTGCATTAAGTACAGACACGTTGGTACATCTTGAATTCACAGAAGCGGAGGACGGCATGAAGCAAGGTGATAAGTTTAAGGAAATCTCATTGCCGTTCTTATTCTTGCGGAAGGTTAAGGTATAACGCTCTTTTTTTTCAAACACTTTTATTATCATTCATTTCATTCTAAAACATATAATAAAATGGACACACCCACCACAATTGCAAACAATCTTACACTGAGTGGTCAAGTAACGCAGGACGTGATTGATACCTGGAAGGCCAAACACAAGATTGATAAAATATTCACCTATGTTATTGAGGACAAAATCTGTTATCTCCGCCCTGTAGATAGAGATATCTACGGACTTGCTGTGAAGAAAATGGAGAGGGATACCACTAAATTCAACGAAACCGTAATCAATGGAATCTGGCTTGGTGGGGATGAAGATATCCGAAAAGTGAACGGGTATTATTTTGGACTGATTGAATTTGTAGAAGAACTGATGGCTAAAAAAAAGGGGATCTTATCCGAAATATAGAAGAAGCCAGCGGAGAAATGACCCCGGACAATTTTATTAAATATCATGACCGCCTATTGATGTATTATATGGGCTTTACAGAAAAACAACTCAGGAAATTATCTGACAACGATTGGGCGGAAGAAATCGCAATCCTTGCACGTATAAGAACTGAGGAAAAAAGACCGATCATCTTTACTCAGTGATCGGTCTTTTAATTTAAACAGGATATGGGAAACGCATTAGAATTCATTCTTCGACTAAAGAATATGCTTACTCCTGAAATGCGTAATGCTGCTCAGGTAAGTAATGCAACGGCTACTCAGATTCAAAATAATATGAGTAGAGCGAATGGTAGTAGTCGTCAATTCTCCGCGTCCCTGAGTGAATTGAGTGCAAGACTCGCAGCTGTTAATAGGACAAGAGCTACAACCCGTTTAGAGTCTGATTTTAAGGCCGCAACCCGCGAAGCTAAGAATCTACAAAGGGAGATTGACAGAATAAATAATATGGGTAGTAGTGGTGGTGGTATATGGTCTGACATAAAAGGAAAAATTGCCGGGATTGTAACCGTTGGGGCCGCATTGGCATTTGCTACAAGCAGTATCTCTGCTGCAATGGAATTTCAAGTCAAGAACAAATCCTATGAAGTTCTTGCAGGTAGCGCGATCAGAGGACAGGCTCTATCAAGTAAGTTATTAGACCTTAAGCAAAACACAATAATGGGGACGTCTGTGTATCAGAATGCACAGACATTGATGGGGTTCGGCGTTGGGGATAGAGAGGTTATTAAAGACCTCAAAATGATTGGGGATATCTCAATGGGTAACGTTGATCGGATGTCCTCTCTAACACTTGCATTTGCACAAACGAGAGCGGCCGGCAAATTAATGGGGCAGGACTTGTTACAATATGTTAACGCAGGGTTTAACCCTTTGAGTGTTATATCAGAACATTGGAAACAGTTCGGGCTAAAGCATGCCGTCACTGTTGGTCAGTTAAGGGAAATGATGTCCAAAGGGCAAATAACTTCCGCCGCAATAGCCAAAGCTTTTGAAGTTGCTACGTCTGCGGGTGGAAAGTTTTACGGGATGATGGATACCATTGCCGCGACGACGGCCGGTAAATTACAGCTCTTAAAAGGGCATTATGCGGCATTTCAAATACAGGTTGGTCAATCTTTTTTACCGTTGACAAATTCCCTCTTGGATATGGCCTCCGCGTTTATGAAGGCGTTACAAAATGGGAAATCAGTTGGTGATCAGGTCAACCAGCAAATACTTACGATACGAAAATTACAGACAGAATTAACCAACACCAATACCTCTCAGGCAAGGAGGTTGGAGTTAATGAAGCAATTGTCTGACATTAATCCAAACTTGACAAAAGGTATTAATGCAGAGGCAATTGAATATGGTAAGCTGGCTGACAATATAAATAAAGTTATTGTTGCGCTTAATCAAAAGAGAATCGCTTCTACAATTGAATTAGCAGGAGCAGATAAAATAATAAAACTTAATAAAGCCCGGGAAACCAGCGGCGAAACAGTGTCTGATATCATATCATTGCTTGTACAAGCGAACCCCGACATTGCTACCAGGAATGATTTATCGTTAGGACAAAAACAAGTAGCTGTTGAAAAGTACCTGAAAGATAAGATTCGTAGTGGTAAGGGAACGACAGTTGTTCTGCATTCTCAGAATGGTTCCGGTATATCTCCTGTCAGTACCTCCGTTAAAACAACAGAAGAGCAAGTGTTGTTGGATAGAATGAAAGCACTTACAGGAGCGAATAAGACGGCAAACAAAACAATTGAGACGTTGCAACCGGACGTATCTCAAATGCAAAAACAAATAAAAATTGCAACTGATGTATACAATAAGGCTTTTGATTTCGGGAAGACTACGCCCGTTAAGCATGGGAAGCCAGCTAAAGGAGCTATAACAGATAATAGCACTGGTGGCGATGGTATGGGAGGTGATGACGGTGAGTTCTTTACTGATGGAAAGGCAAAGAAGATTAGCCAGGGCGGACAACGATCTGTTATCATTAACATACAAAAACAAATTGAACACCTGGAATTGCATGTGATGAGTAATCAAGATGCTGGCAGAGAAATGGAATCTATCATTCGCGAATCTCTTGTAAGAGTTTTACACTCATTTAACGGCGATACAAATGGCGCACTTTAATATCAAAGAAATTTTCAAACGGGCCTTTGGGTATGAAGCTCCTACGCAAAAACCTGTTATACCGTCCGCTCTTGCAAGGACTGAAAACAGTCTATTGGGACAGCCATTTTATGGCAGTGATAACTTAGGGCGTGAATTTTTTCTACCGGTTTGGTTGGATGGATATTTTATTCCTTTCGCTGTAATGTCTATGAACTGGAAAAAAACATATGTCAGTACCTCCATGCCTGAAAGGGGTGGTTCAGTACATGAGTTGATTAACATTGACGATTATGTTTTTAACATAAAAGGCATATTCGTCAATGAGTTGAATGATTTCCCGGAGCAAGAAATTATTGACCTCCATAATATCTTTAAGAAGAACAAATCAATTACACTTAAGTGTGCTTTAAGTGCGATCGTTTTGAGCGGAGAATTTGATGAAAAGGTAATTATCCGGGATGTGAAATTCCCGGACATGCAAGGTATAGAGCATGCAAAGGCTTTTGAAATATCAGTTGAAAGTGATATGATTTTCGACTTAATAATTGATTAATGTTCGTGCTCAATTCAAATATAACAATAGGGCTATTTAAGAAGGTCAAACCGGTAGAGGTAAAGATCAATAAGAGCCTGTATGAGTACGTAGATCGTGCTGTTATTAAATTGCCTATTACGGCCCGCATAATACGTGCTGGTCAGGTAATAACGGAAAGCGTGGAGACGGCAAAGCAATTTACAGAAGGGGATAAAGTCTCTATTGAATTGGGGTATAATGGTACGTTGAAACCAGAATTTGAAGGGTTTATCAATAGAATAAATTTTACTGATCCGCTTGAAATAGAGGCGGAAGGATATAGTTATCAGTTAAGGAACAAGACATATCAAAGAACGTTTGTAAGGACGGAATTGATCGATGTTTTAAGGTATTTGGTCCAGGGTACGGATATTGTTTTGGATGAAGAACATATCCCCTCTTTTATCCTGGATAAATTGGTTCTTCAACAGCATAGTGGAACGGAGGTATTAGAGTTGATTAAAAAGATTAGTCATAATACGATACAGGCTTATTTCAGAGGAAATATATTGTTTGCCGGTTTAGTATTAACAGATGTTATTACGAGGAAGAATACTACCCCTGATGTTAAGTATCGTTTAGGGTGGAATGTGGTGAAGGATGATAACATGAAGTTAAGACAGGCGAAAAATCAAAATGTAACGGTTCGCTTCCTGGGCCTTGAGAAAACAGGCGGCACACAGATGGCGGAAGCGGAAAGCGAATTCTTTACTGTGGGTAAGGCTAAAAACAAAACGGTAAAAATTGTCGGGGAGGCTGGGTCAGATGGAGAGACAAAGGTGATTAAAACGCATGTGGTGACCGATAAAGAGACTTTGGGTAAGATGGCAAAGGAGATGTTAAGTACACTTAGTTATTCCGGCTATGAGGGTAAAATCACTGCTTTTTTACAGCCGTATTGTCTACCTGGTTATAGAGCAGCTATTGAAGATCTCAAGTACCAGGAACGTAGCGGGACATACTTAATAGTATCTATCGAGGTTACATATGGAGTAAGGGGGGCAAGGCGGATTGTTCAAATTGGTATTAAGTTATGAATACAACAGAACAGGCAAAGGCGCAATTACAGAAGTTTGTTCGAGGGTTGACACCTCATACGATGACGATTGCAACGGTGACGGCTATCAATGCAGATGATACTATATCAATTGAATTTCCAGAAGGGGGAACAGTAGATGATTGCCGGTTGAAAAGCATTGTAAAAGATGGGGATAAAATATTACTGATACCTAAGGTCGATAGTAAAGTTATAGTTGGTAGACTTGATGGCAGTGATGAATTTGTAGTGATTTCGGTACATGAGATTACAGAGGTTGTTGAGATCATTGGAACAACCCGGTACAGTCATAATGATAGTGGTTTTTTGATACAAAAAGGTACTGATACGCTACGAGATGTGTTTGAATTGATTATAGAAGCCGTCATGCAGATAGTAGTAATTCAAGGAAACAACCCTGATCGTATTAAGCTACAGCAAGCATTAATAAAAGCAAAAAATATTTTAAGAAATGGCTCTTGATGCAACTATTTTAGGACAAGATATTTATGCCGCTGCTACTGCAACGAATAACGTTGAGATTGAAGATATAGAAGCAGCGAGACAACAGTTTTGGATTGATGTATCAACTGTTATTATTAATCACTTTATAGCAAATGGTGTGGTGTTGGTGAATGGTGCAGGATTAACAGCGGGGCCTTATCCTGTTTTAGGACAAACAACCGGACAAATTGAATAGTTATGCAGGATTTTATCTTAAATGAAAATATGGATTTGCCGTGGAGCACTGGGATAGCTTTAGGTGAAAGTACCTTGCAACATCAGCAACTGTTACTTGTATGTCAGAAAGGAGATTTTAAGGAGAATCTAGCTGCTTGTGTGGGTATTGGGTTATATCTGAAAGCAGAGGATAATAATGATATGCTATCAAGCATCAAACGCGAATTTGAAAAAGACGGAATGATAGTTTCCTCTATTTCTTTAACAGCAGAAAATATAGAAATCGATGCCAGTTATAAAGCGTCATCAAACACTGATTGACTTTGCGGTGCAATATACAGGGTCTGTAGAGGGTATTATGCAGGTTGCAAGCCTCAATAATATTTCCCCTACGGATGATGCACTCGCAGGGGTTAACCTGCTATATGGGGCTGTAATTGATGTAAAAAATTCGTTCGCTACACTTAAAAATGAAGTAGCTACAGACGGTCGCTTACAGGAAGCGGTAAGCCTTGAAGGTATTGGATATTGGAACATTGGTTTAAATTTTAAAGTAAGCTAATAATGGCCAGAAGTATAAAGGTTATTCAAGATAGTATTAATACAATGCTCGTTTCCGAAATGGCGGCAATCGGAATAGTAATTGATCCGGCTGTATGGAGTGTTACCGATATCCGCCGTTTGATGACGCATATTTTTGCTTCGGAATCATTTGTATTGGAAAGCCTTTTTGATACAACCCGTAGTGATGTTGATGCAATCATCAAAACATTAAAACCGCATCGTTTACAGTGGTATGCGCAAAAGGCGAAATTATACCAGCATGGGTATGCGTTATCCTTTGAGGGTACAGAGTACGATAATACAGGTATCAGCGATGCAGACGTTGCGGCTTCTCAAATAGTTACTTATTCCGCTGTAGTTGAGCAGGAAAATGCGTATGGTCGGGTGTCCCTTCGAATCAAGTTAGCAACGGATAATGGGGATGATTTAGCCGCATTGACCACCCCACAACTTTCAGGAGCAAGCGAATATCTTAACAGGGTGAAAGATGCGGGTGTAAAATTAATTGTTGAAAGCCTCCCAGCGGATTACCTAAAGATGTCATGGGAAATACGTTATGATCCCCTCATCCTGGACGCGCAAGGTGCCCGGTTAGACGGTACTGACAGTGATCCGGTAGGGAATGCCATTCGGGAGTACATTAAAAATCTAGCTACTACACAATTTAATGGGTTATACATTTTAGCCAGCCATGTAGATGCAGTACAGGCCGTTGAGGGGGTGAGAATCCCAACAATTTTGGGAGCACAAACTAAATATGGAAACCGTGATTATGAAAGCGTCAATGTGCTATATAATCCCGATGCAGGATATTTAAGAATTTACGACGATACAGATTTACAAATCACTTATATACCGCAAAGTGGCAGTTAATAACAACATATACATAGTTGATTGGGGGCGTATGGTGAAATGGTTATTACCTCCTGCGTTACGACAGCCTGAACAAATGGCGGGTCTTAATGCATTAGTATCACCGATCAATGATTTACACACTCGCTTAATTTATTATCGTGCGAATGCGATATATCGACTTGGTATTACCTCGCAGGTCGTGCATTTAGAACGCGCGTTGAATGACAGATATGATGTAGTTGAGCGTAGAATATACATCACTGATGGAGTGGAGATGAATGCACTACCTCTTTTTTTAAAGTCGGAAAACAAGCCTGTTAAGTTGTTTAAGAAGAGCGAAGGAATACCAGTAATTCTTTACACAAAGGCCGAAACTTCCATATTCAGTGCTGATTTTATTGTAAACGTACCAGTACTAATAACATTCGACATGGCAGAAATGACGGCATTTGTGAACGGGTACAAATTGGCTTCTAAAACCTTCAAAATTAAGACGCATGAATAAGAAGATTGATTTTTCACAAGCGGGTGGGTTGTATATATATGAGGATACACTTGATTTTTTGCAAACAGCTTACAGTTTGCCAATCGATGCGGTTATATCTGCCATAGGTGATAAGATTATATTGTCAGGGGTCGTTGATCAGGGTGCTAACACATCAGCAGGATGGATAACATATAACGGAGAAGCCCTACCATTTTTAGGGGGTCTAAAAGCTCCTTACATAATCATAGAAAATATTGCAGAAAGTGAACAGTTCGATGATGCACAGCAACGATCCGTATATAGTACCCGTCGCGCAAAATTCGGTAATGTGGTAGGTGTATTAGGTGGCTTTGCTTTTGCAGAACTCAAACCTTTTCCATTTAAAGGCGCGTCAATTAATAGCAGCTTAAACACAATTCAAACGGTGCTTAAGAGCATTATTAATTTCGAGGATGCTGTTATCCTGGATGGCTGCATTGTTAGCAATGTGGTAGGTGCTGACATGGAGGTAAGTGCGGGTATAATAATGTTTTCTGGCAACGTCGTTATTTCTCCTGCATACAATGGGGCTTTTCCGGCTTATTTGAACGAATTAGGTGTATGGTCGACTGATATCCCCGTTACGGGATTATATGTCAAATTTGACCCTTATACAAGCCAGCGTTACAAAGATGTGATGCGTCGATTCAATCATCAATCAGGAGAGATTATAATGTCCAGGGTGTTAAGTGATCGATTTGATGCCGTAACGGGCATTGGAAAGTGGGAATGGTTGGGATTTAAGCTATCATCGTCAATGCGCGGACGTGCACCTGTTGGGTACTGGTTTGGAGCTAACGGAGCTGTTAATTTATATGATGCAGGATATAGGGTGATGGGAACGATAGGCGGGTTTAATACGACCGTGCTTACGGTGGGAAATCTTGCGCCGCATACGCATCCGTGGGATACCCCCGAATCAACCGACGCTCTTGGAGGTACGAATTATGTAGCCAGTTCGAACAGTCCTTCTGGTAGTGGTCGCAATTCACTCCATTCAGCCGTAGGTACAACCGGTGAAGGAGATCCATTTGACAACAGACAACCATTCGAAATAGTAGCTTATATAGAAACAATTTAAACCATCACTTATGGCAATTCAACCAAGGAATACACTAAAAGGGTGGTTTATTACACTAGCAAAACCAGTACAGTCACAGTTTTGGGATTGGATTGATTCATTCAGACATAAGAGTGAAAAGATAGGGGCTGCTGACCTTGACCCGGATTTATTAGAAATAATTAATGCATTACCGCCCGGTAGTACGATTGATCAACTTGTTGAGGATATTGCAAACAAGGCGGATCTCGTAGATGGCATTCTGAAAGAAAGCCAATGGCCTCCCCTGCTTACACCAGACAGTCAGACGTATGCTACTAATGCAGATTATGTCATCATTGCTGGTAGATTGCTTGAAAAGATAGTAGTAATCCCTACGACTGATATCACATTGAGTATAGGTAATTTAATTGGAGAGGATGATATTCAACCGGGCGTTATATTCCCAGGGGGAGAAGCAGCTATTATATACATAGATGCTTATGCAAGTGTAGACCGGCACATTTATTTTACCGGCATTGATTCAGAAACCACCATAAAATTTTATATCAGATGAAGCGGATTATAACAACTACATTATTAGTGATAATTGCGATGGTTGGGTATTCTCAGACGGGTAATTTTTCTCGCGTTACAGTAAGAGATAGTATGTGGCTCAACGGTCATTGGATATCATCCTTTGATTATTATACAAAAGGGCAAAGCGATACAAATTATATCAGAAATCAATTCTCTCTTTTTGATCAATATGATTTTCGGATACAGGGCGTTGGGTGGTTTAAGGAGCCTTTTAATTTTGGTTCTCCGTCCGCTTCTATAAGGATTCAGAGAGGTAGCGACACAACAAATGGTACGTTACAATGGTTCGATGAAAATGGTAACCCGCGCGGATATATGGGTTTGTCATCCAGAAAAAACAATGCGATCGTAATGTACAACCCTTATGGGTCATTACGTTTTTTTGCAGCAGATTCTAATGATATAGCCTTCGGTACGAATGGAGCGGGTGGAAGTCCTGTTAGTACACGATATCACAATGGAAAGTGGTTGTATGGCATATTCAAAGGATCAGGTGTCAAGGATACGGCACGGTATACAATTGAGGTTAATACGCATGATACTGTTAATATTAGGACGGACAACGGCCTTTCGGCTGACGTGTACTATGAAAATGCAGTTACTGTAATGGCTGATTTTACGCTGGATATTACGGCTTCTTTTGTAATAGTAGATGCAACCGGCGCGACTATAACACTTCCCAGGCCAACCCTTGTAAAAGGCCGGCGGATTTTTGTTCGTACAAAAACCGGAGCACAGACACTTACTTTATTCACGCCTCTTGGACAGATTGAGACATCACCGGGTGTATTGGGAAATAACATAACGATTACAGGAATACCCCCGAATAGTTACATATCGGATGGCAGTAATTGGATGATCGCGTACTAAAATAACATACAATGAGAATTGCAAAACTAATATTAGGGTTAATTTTATTTTCTGAGTTCTGTTACGGACAATTACCTACCCGAATCAGAAATGGGTATCAGTTTCCGGACACTGTGAAATTGTCTTCACTCACAAATTCGTCCGACAAATTCTTATCGACCAATCCGCAAGGGTTTATGGGTTTAGTACGTAACCCTGTTTACTCATTTACAACCGAAGGTGCAGCGGTTATCGATTCAGCAAATAATACGGATAACCTGAGAAATGACGGAGCGGCTATTGTAAAGTTGAACGATGGCAGTTATTTGGCCGCGTACAATCATTACGGAGGCTCTGCTAGTGATGCATCTACTGCAACAATCTGGTTAGCTAATTCGAATGATGGTGGTGATACATGGCTAAACAACAGGCTGTTATTTGACACGATTCCAGGCGGAGGAAGTTCGGCGAATAAGTGTTTAATGCCTTCCTTTTACCGTCAAAACAACGGTAACATCATTCTTATATTTTCGAAAAACATATTTCCGATTACTAAGAGCTGGTTGTATAAAAGCGTTAGCACAGACGACGGTGCAACATGGTCAGTTCCCGCACTTATGCATTCGGACAGTTCTTATAAACCTATTGCATTTGATCGAATTATTAAGACGAATACGGGGAGATTGTTACTGCCTTATCCTGTTCTTGTTGCGGGTAATGGGCCATCTACATCATCTATTTACTTCGGTAAGTTCTTCCGGTCGGACGATGATGGTGAAACATGGGACACGCTCTCAAATGCAACTATAGATAATGGCCCCTGGAACGTTACAGAGCCGGGGGTATATCAATTGCCTGACAATAGTATTACGTGCTATTTTAGAACGACGCGAGGGTATATATATTCTGTCAAATCTACTGATGATGGGGCAACATGGAATACCACCCCGGCGAATACGGGCATAGAATCGCAGAACGCATTATCTACTATACGATATTTTCCGGCCCTGAAAATGTTATTGGGAGCAGGTACGGACGTAGACTATGGTAATCCTACTTCGACGACGGCTCGACGGGTTATACAGTTATTTGCTTCATCGGATGAGGGTAAGAACTGGGCGAAAATATTAAAAGTTGATCAGGCAGAATCAGGAAATTTAGTAAACGAACCAACAGTTTTTGTGGATAGCGCAAAGAATAAGATGATCATTGCTTATTCAATTACATACCCCACTTCCAGTAACTACAATTTGGTAACGAAGAACATGCAGCTACCATTTGTCTATAAGCAAACGGATTATTTTCTTAATGTAATTACAGGCCGTAAGAAAATAACTAGCACAGATACGCGGCTGCTTGAATTGTTTAATAAGGATGTTCCTGATAGTGCGGGAATGTGGGCTTTGCAAAACTATTTCAATACTACTACTTCTTTTTCTCCGATAAATAATATCATCACTAATAACCCTGCTTTCGGATATCTTAGCCGTATACAAAGATATGTGAATGGAGGGCTTGCACATTGGTACATTCAGTTGGGAGATAGTAACTTCAACAAGGTTAATGGCGCGCCGTTATTACGAATAGACAACAGTTATGCGAATGCATATAAACTGTATGATAATGGGATTGTTATTCCTCGTGATAGCAGTTTCGGCACCGGTGAAGCGGGGAAATTACGATATAATAATTCCTATGGTGTTGCTGAAATAAATGATGGGACACAGTATTCAAAACTTACAGAGAATATCATACTTGATCTTGATAGTACGAAATTGACAACAGGGGGTACAGTATACAATGATAGTTTGCTATACAATCGCAGCCTAATCATTTGGAGCGACGAATATAATAGATTTTTAAAAAACTCTGAATTTACCCTTCTTCCAGGTGGGGGGTTTACATTATCTGTTCATATTTCAAACACTGGTAGATTAATTGTACAATCTTTCATCCCGCTTGTGAAAAAAGAATATAAATATACGCTGGATTCGATCTCAGGGTATACTGCTATATATTCTTTCAGACGATTATTAGCGCGTTATTCAGGGCCTGTAGTCCGTGTTAGAAATGGTACAACAGGAGCTACAAGAGATATTTATTTCAATGGAGATCGTCTTGATACGATTCGCTTAAAGCTGTTTTTAGGTTCTGCCACCGGTTACGTTGAAAAATGGTACGATCAATCTGGAAACGCATTAGATTGGAATCAAACAACACTTACGGCACAGCCGTCATTAAATGTTGATGCAAACGGTAGGTATTCACTGTACTTCCCTACTACTGCCATTAAGGCTACGATACCCAGCAGTCAAAGTAATTTTAATTATTTACATAATTCGGTTGGTACAGCGTCGGTTGTTAGCAAAGTTGGTAGTGCAAACTCAACAACTTTTGACGGGTTGTTTGGCAATAACCAGGGGACATCAACCACTATAGGCATATATGCCAAATACGATAACCGGTCAGCTTCTAGTAATACGAATGCGATAATAGTACAGGTACAAAGGGGTGTAGGGTCTTCCTTTACCTCATCCTCTACAATTCAAAATGCAGTGACCCTAGGTAGTACATTCATGCTCACAGTTGGATTTGATAATACTAATGCAACAGCTGCAAACCGGCTATCTGTATATATTAACAACGCATCAGTGGTGAATAATAATACATTGACAAATGGGGTAAGCGCATCAGCTGCATCCTTTCCTATGCAGGTTTCGGGCTACGGTAATAACGGTGGTGGTGCGACGGATTGTTATTTCTCTGAGTTGATTTTCTTTAACAAGAATCTTTCTTCGGGAGAAGTATCACAATTGAAGATTAATCAGAACAATTATTTTAACATTTATTGATATGCGCGCATTACTTTCGATAATCATAATACTCTCTTTTTTTGATGCTCATGCTCAAGTTGTGAATACAAATGTACCGCGTCGGACAGACGGTAGGAATATCGTGCAGGATCGGTCGTTATGGATGGATAGGATATGTATTATTCCACGATTCTCAACGGCTCCAAGCCTTAATGGTGGAGTAGATACAGTAGGATACATTTGCTTTAATTCAGGAGATAGCACCCTTAATGTGAGAGGTACTAACGTATGGATCTCTTACCCCTCGAAAACATGGGTTTTAAGCCAAATAGGTGTTTCATCACTTAGTATATATTCAACCAGTAGTTTTCTGACCGGAAATCGTCTATTAACGGGCCGCAATAATTTGTATGGCATTACATTCGATTCGCTTGCCTATTTATTCCAGGCAGTACGTAGTTTAACGAATGATACGAATGCACAAATATCTATAGTCCCAGGGCAAACGGAAGTCGGGTCTTATCGCATTACTGGGTCAAGGTCAAGTACGATCAAAACATCCGTACTTCCGGGAAATTATGCCCTTTCTCTAGCAAATGCTGGCTCTCCTGGTATATACCTTGATAGTGTTAACAATACTGGATTAGGAACGATTGTCCCTACGGAAAGATTACATGTGAATGGGAATGCTAAATTAATCCATATTATAGGCGGCTCTGGCATACCGACAGTGGTGGTAGGTAGTAATGTTATTGGTACTGTTTCGGTGTCAGGATCAGACCTTGCAGGGGTTATTACTTTAATCGTAACGTCTACCTCTTCATTGCCTACCAATGCTGAATTTTTCCAGCTGAATTTTAACACAGCGTTTAGTTCTGCTCCTATTCCTATATACAGTGTTGCTAATGCAACCGCTGCGTTGCTTTCAGGAACTTATATCAAGCTAACAACAACATCTAGTTTTCAAATCGCTACGCAAGGCTCATTAAGCCTCAATGCGGGGACTTACATATTCAATTATCAAGTTATTCAGTAAAGCTAAAAAAGGGGGAAATTCCCCCTCCTTCACCGGGTTTTTCCTGCGTTTAACAGGCAT